GTCGGGGACGGAGGGATGCGCGTCCGGGTGGGAGTGGGATAGGGGGTGATGGAAAACGCCGGGGCGGCGAACACAAGAACGATCACCGCCCCGGCGAGACGCATCAGGGATTCACACCGGGGCCGGGGGATCCGGGGAGGGGTTTCGACGCGGAGTAGAACGCCGCCTCGCGGATCGTCTGCAGCGATGCGGGCCCCATGAGCGTGGGCGTCAGCGTGGACGAGAAGCCGAACGACGCGCCCGTGAGGAGCAGGTAGCAGGAGACGGGGATCGGGAAGAAGCCGGCGCGCGCGACAATCGCATCGGCGGCCTCGGGCGGCGCGTCGGGAGCCAGGGCGAACAGCCGTTCGCACACCGCGATCAGCGCCGGGAGATCCGAGGGGGCGACGCCCGCGCGGCCGTCCATCTTCAGACCCCACGAGGCGTATCGCTTGAGATCCGACTCGCTTGCGTCGTCCGGGAGGGGACCGCTTGGATGGGGACCGCTCTTGTAGATCCACGCCTTTTCGTCGGGGATCGCCGCGGGAGTCGTCGGTGTGAGCACGAGCTCCCGGATCTTCGCGAGGATTTCGGAGTCGTTCATCGTTTCCCTTTCCGCCCGTCCCGTGGGGGCTCGGGCTTGACGTACTGCATGGCCTCCGGTGCGTGGCCGACGAGAGCGCGTGCGGGTGCAACCGGGGCGTCGTCGTCGGGGACGGGCTCGAGGACGCCTTGCTCGATGAACGACTCGACTACGTTCATCGAAGGGCAGAGCGCATGAAGGTGATCCGCGTCGAGAGTGCCCGACGTGGGGGCGAAATGATGCGGGATCCCGAGGTCGTCCCTGACCATGAAGGCACACGTGGCGCGGAATCTCATGGGCCAAAGAGTACGGCCCCGGCTGCCATGAAGCAACCGGGGCCGCGAGTCGCCCGAGGGGGAGAAGGGTTCGGGCTTCTACTGGATGGCCGTGGTGAACAGCACGCCGCTGTCCTTATTGATCGCCGTGGGATTCCACGCGTCCGAGACCTTGACCACGTCCGCTCCCTTCGTCCCGACCGACGGGTCGAAGTATTCGAGGGACGAGGGGTAACCCTCGGAGGTCACGTTGAATCCGAACCGCGGGGCGATCGGGGCGCCGCCGCCCGTGTAGACGATCGCGGCGGTCTTGCCCCAGATGTCCGTCACCGCGCCGCCGAGCTTCGGGGAGTATCCCGCGCGTCCGACTGCGATGTTCATCCCGAAGAGGGCCGCGAGGAATGCCTCGTCCACGGGGAGATCGAGGCTCCCTTTGCCCGCCCCAAAGAGGGCGACGGAGGAGATCGCGACGACCTTCGGATGGCGACGCAGCTTCTCGAAGACCGAGTTCCCCATGACGAAGAGCAGGTCCTGCATCATCGTCCCCGTGAGGCGGGCCGTCGTCCGGAGGGTCTCCTTGTAGTCGAAGATCATCGAGACGGGGTCCGAGGGCGTCGAGTAGTCGTTCCAGTACTCGCCCGCGCCGACGCTCTTGACCGTCGTGAAGTTCCCGGCGGTCGAGAGGAATGCCGCGACCGCGACCTCCTCTTCGACGGCGAGCTGTTCGGTGATCACGTCGGCCTTGTAGGCGAGGATATCCATACCCGCGCCGAACGACGCGGCGGCCTGCTCGCGCCGCTCCGACGCGGCCTCGCGCGCGTGCGCTTTGACCGTGACCTGGCCCCACGAGATCGTGACGTCCGACCGCTTCGCCTTCGCGTTGAGGGCGATGGTCGAGTCGTCCGCGTAAAACCGTTCCTTCTGAAGAATCGGATACGAGGCCTGTTCGAGCGGGCCACCGACGAATTCCGGGAGGATCGCGTCCTTCAGGTAGGCGTCCTGCACGATGCCGCTCTTGATCGGGAGAACGACCTTCGTCGGGGGCCGGTAGTCGGCGATGCGTCCGAACGTCTGCGGGAAGTCCTTTTCGAGCGCCCGCATGATCTCGACGTTCAGCTTGTCGTCGATCGGCCGGAAGTTCCCCGCCTTCTTCACGTAGGCTTCGAAGCCCTCGGGAGTCGTGATGGTGTCGCGATTGTCTTTCATGTCAGCACGCTCCCGTGAGGACGTAAACGATCTCGCCGACGTTCGCCACCGTGTCCGTGATCATCTTTCCGGACTTCGCGTCGTTCGCTCCGGCCTTCACCTTGCCTCCGGCGTCGGGAACGACGGCGGTACCGATCGTCGCGAGATTGCCGTCCGCTGAGACGTAGAGGGGAATGCGCGCCGATCCCATCGGATAGATCGCGCGTTCGTCGCCGATCTCGCACTCCTCGAAGAGAACGCCGATGCAGGTATCCCCGGCTCCGCAGAGATCGAAGCCGGTGGTGGTCCGCTTGACGAGAAGGCCGCCCCCAGCGGGGCTCATCGTGATTTTGGCGTCCGAGTAAAGGGTGATCGGACCTTCCGGCTGGTAGCCCTGCGGCGCGTTCATTCGGACACCTCGCGGAGTGCTTCGCGGACGGAGCCCCCGCGCGCGTCGCGCAGCTTCACGGCCGCGTCGAGCATCTGGGAGCGGGTGAGGGGCGATTCCTCGTGCATGACGGTCTGTGTCGGGGCGTTGGCCCGATACAGCCCGCCCCGGGGGGCGCGCGCGAGGGCTTCGGCCCGCGCCACGACCTTCTCGGTCGCGTCGAGATTCGCCTTCGCGAGGACGGCGAACGATTCCTTGGTGTCGTCCGTGACGAGTCCCGCCTTCGTCGCTCGTTCCATCAGGGCCACGAGCTTGCGCCCGTTCTCGGCCTCGTTGGCGAACGACGCGACGGTAGCTTTCGTCTCGTCGGGCATCTTCGCGAGCTTCGACTCAAGCTCTTCCACGAGGCTCCGCAGCCCCGTGTTCTCGACCGCGAGCTTCTCGGCCCGGGCCTCGATCGGCTTGAGCGATTCGGCGATGAGCGCCTTGATCGCTTCGGTTTCCATTTTTTCGGTCTCCTCGGTCGTGTCGTTCCCGGGCGCATTGTCTGCCATCGAGGGCACGGTGGCTTTGCCCGCAAGTTTACCAGAGGGTTGTGTGATCAAGTCCACGAGTGTGTCGTGATCGGGACGTGGGGAGCCGATCGAGGCGGCCACGCGCCGCATTCCATCGATGGCGGGCACGTTGGTCAACGACGCCTCGATGAGAACGCGCGGGTGCAGCACGTCGCTCTCATCCCAAACGCCGAAGAAGCCGGGAGACACGTACCTCCAACCGTCCGCGCGAATCTCGTTCCGTGCGAGATCGGTGAAGTCGGGAAGTCCGTAAAGACCGGGGGATCCGTCGAGACGCGACGAGGCGGTGAAGGAATTCGAGGGAATCCATCCTGCCGCGAGACCTCCCCTCGGTCCGCCCCCATGCTCGAACAGCACAGGCACGTCGTTTTTCCGCGTCATGAGGTCGAGTTTTACGAGGGTGAGATCTTCGACCGTCACTTCCAGTTCGCGCGCGTCCACGGTCGTCAGGCGTCCGAGCGGAAGCACCTGCATTTCGCGCATGTCCGGATTCTCCGGGTCCATCGTGGCGAGGGTGTGCGGGATCTGGAAGAACACCATCCCTTCGGGCGGCGTCAGGTCGACGGCGACGATTTCGGGACGAGTCATGATTCCTCCTGGCTGGCGATTATCTCGCGCACGGGTGACGGGACGAGCTGGCGGACGCGGTCGGACTTGAATCCGGGCGGGGCTTGGAAGGCGAAGTCCGCCCCGCGGCGCACTTCGTAGCCGCCACTCCGAATCTGCTCCTCGTCAAGGTCCGAGGCGAGACAGCGGCAGTTGAAATCCCACGGCGGTAGGAACTGGCGAGCCGACGGGTCGTCCTTGCGGAAGACGACGGAATCGAGCTCGGCATGTTCCTCCCTCACCCGGTCGTCGTGGAGCGACGAGTAAATCCAGAAGGGCGCAACGTCGGCGCCGTCCGGAGAGAACATCTGGGCGTAACGTCCCGCAGAGTAGGCATTCGCAGAGGCCATGCGGAAAACGAGGTCTCCGTACCAGGAGGAGAATTCGTCCGCGCGAGTGCCTGACGGATCAACGAGGACAGAGACGCCCTCCGCAGTGTAGCGGGACAGGATGGCGTCGGCCTTCGTCTTCGTCCACTCGCTGACGTTACTCTGTCCATTCGCGATGGCCTCCTGCATCGAGGAATAGATTTCCTCGATGAAGTTCTTATCCCACACTCCCGACAACGACTGAGCGTAAGCGCGTTCGTCCTCGATCAGCTTCTTCAGACCCTTCGGATCCGCGGCAAACTGCCTCTGCCAGAAGTCACGGACGGTAGCGGGTAGGAAGTCGATGTTGAGCGGTTCCATCGATCATCCCTTCTTCGCCCGTTTCTTCGTTTCCGCTTCGAGGCCTTCCATCATCGAGGTCAGACGGGCCGACACGATCGCCGCCTCAAGGCGCGGTGTGTGACGACCCCGCGCCGTGTGCGCGTGACGGATCATCTGCCACAGCCGCTCCATGGTGACATCCTCTTCCGCCCCCTTGCGGATCACGTCGCGGATCGGGGCGACGATCTCGGCCCCGGCCTTCGCCTTGACGGCAATCTTCGCGGCGTCGTCCCCGGCGCGACGTTGAGAAGCCGCGATTCCTTCGGCTTCCATGCGATCGAGGAGACGATGGGCGAGCCCCTCGAAGACGACGGACGCCGCGGCGGGATCGGCGTTCGGATCCTCCTTCGGGTTCTTCGGGGGAATGTCCTCCCCGGACGGAGACGGAGGAGGAGGAGGCAAGGGGCGTCCGTCCGGGCCGAGAGGGACAGGGGCGGCGGGAGCCTTCCCCTTCAGCATCGGCTCGCCGTCCTTCGGAGAATCCCCGATCCCCTTATAGATCCAGCGCAGGGTCAGATCCACGCCGGAGTCATTGAGGTTCTTCACGGCGGCCGAGAACGCCTGCACGTCAGTTGGATCCTCGAAATTTGAGATCAGCTCTGGCGTGTACTTGTCCGCGTCTTCGGGACCGAAATTCCGTTCCACCATGTAGCGAAACAGGCGGTCGCGCACGAGGGCCGCGATGTAATGGAAGCGTCCCTCGGCCAGCTCCCACGCGAACGCCTCCTGGGTCTGAGCGTTATTGTGAGAGCCCGTCCCGCGTTGCACGTCGGCCAACTGCGAGCCGCCGTGGATGATTTTCGAGATTTCGCGCGCGTGGAAGTCAACGAGCCGTTGATGCATTTCGGAGTTCTGCGACGACTCCTGCACCACAATGTCGACATCCTTCTCGAAGACCGCCCACGGCTCGGCCCCCATGTTCTTCAGCCACGCCTTGACTTCGTCCTTCGCGTGATAGCCGGGCGGGACCTTGCCTACCCTCGTTGGCTGCCCCTCCTTCTCGACCCTCAGATTCCACCATCGTCCGGACATCTGACGGACGAGGTAGGAAGTCATGACGCGACGAAGGAGGCCGCGGCGCGCTACGTTCGGCACTTCGTCCTCGACCGTGAGGACGACAACCTGATCGCGAATGTCCTCGATCGGAATCACGTCCGCCCGCGACGGAGACCACTGGAAGTGCAGGCGCATTTCCCCCTTCGGCCACCAGAAGCGTTGCGCGGGGATCAGCACGAGAGCGTCGAGCCGTTCGCGTCCGTCCGCCGCCCCGGGCGTGGCGACAACCTCGGCCCCCGCGACCATCTTCCAGAGCCCGGTCGCAAGGTGACGAAGGAATTCGAGGGCACGCACGGACGGATTGAAGAATTGTTCGCGCACGTAGTCCGCAACCGCGCGCGATCGCATCGCCTCTGCCGACGCGTCCTCCTCGTCCCGGAATTGAGGGGGCCACGCCGCCACGTCCATGTCCCCCGAGACGATCATCAGCTCGGCCTTGCGAAGCTCGGCGTCGAGATGGGGATCTCGCGCGCGCATTTCGTCATAGAAGGCGAGGAGCTTCTGCGTGTCGCCCTTCTCGGCCGTTCGCCAGAGGGCTTCGATGTCCGCAGGCTTGTACTCGCGGGCCGTCGCCACGATCGTTGCGTCCGTCATTGACTGGACGTAGAGCCCGTCCTTCGCGTCGTCGGGACGACTCGATCCGATCATGTTCGCGAAGACGCTGCGGACGTTGGCGATCGTCCGCTCGAAGGCATTCATAGGCTCCCCCATCCGTCCGAGAGTGATTCAGGGCGAGGGAGATCGGTCTCGGTGGGCCGCCCCTCTCCGTCGTACATCAGGCGCGAGCCCATCCCGAGGGCACAGAGGCCGAGGGCCGTCACGTGGTCGTCGTGCATTCCGGGCGGGGCGGCATAGGTGACGTGCCCGCTCTTGCCGATCTCATAGCGAAACGATTTTAACTCCCCGACCGCGACCTCGCTTCCGAGGAGCGGCATTCGGAACTTCTTCTTCTCGATCGCGAGAGAGAGGGCGTTCACCATGCGTCGTTTCAACTCGACGGTGAAGCGGATGGCTTCGACCCACAGACCATTCGCCTGGGCCAGCTCGAGGAGCGTGTCGTCGCGAGTCGCATCGAGGAACACGACGCCGGGAAACTTCTTCTGGAGGGCGATCACGTCGCGTAACTGCTCCATCAGCGGGCGTCGATTCGAGCGCGTCACGTTCACGATCTCCCCGGCATTCACGTCGAGAACCGTGGTCACGTTGAAGTCGGCAAATTTCGCGGGGTCCCAGCCGATGATATGGAATCGTCCCGTCCCCGATTCCTTGAAGTGCAATCGCGGGTCGAGGATCCCGGAGATTCCCCGGAACACTCCCGCTCCGTCTTCGAGGAATTCCGCAAGGTGTTCCTGCCGGAAAGCGTCCTCGGGCATTTCGCGCCGGGCCGCCTCGATCTCGGCCTCATCGAGATATGGGTTTTTCGCGGACGGGAAGTGCCACGACTTGATCTCGACTCCGGGATCGCCCCATCGAAGACCCTGCTGGAAAAGATCCCAAAAATGATTCTGTCCGAACGGTGTCGAGCCGAAGAGTGCCTTGCCGCGACGATCCGCCAGAGCGGGACGAATGGAATGGGTCCAGACCTCGCGCTGTTGAAACGCGAATTCATCGAGGTAGGCGAAGTTGAGGCCCTCTCCCCGGAGGGAATCAGGATCCGACGCGGAACGGACCTGCACGTATCCCGGCTGTGCTCCGGAACGACACGGGGGGAAGAAGATCGTTCGTTCCGACTGATTCACGTCCGCCCCCGGGATGAGCTTCGCGAAGCGAATCAGCTCGCGCCAGCCCATCAGGGCCATCTTGTATGTCGGGGAGATCCACCACGCGTACCCCCCCTTCATCCCGGAACGGATCGCCATCAAGGCCCCGAGCTTTGACTTCCCCCAACGCCGCCCCGCGGCGAGGACCTTGAATCGCGCCGGATGAAGCGCAACCTCCTCCTGGCCGCCGTTGTGGAGGCGCGGCCAGCGGAAGATCACGGCCCCTCGTTATCCGGTGTACCGTCCGCCCACGAAAACTCGACTACCTGTGAGACGCCTTCCTGATTCGTCGTCGTGACGGAGGCGGATCCTCCTCCGGAACGGACGGGGAATGCCTGCGGATGCTTGTTCTGCAGCAGGAACGCGGCGGCCTTCCAGTCCTTCTTCGCCGCGACGGAAATCAGTCCGACCTCGCGTCGATTCGAGATCGCCTGTGCCTCCCTCACCCGCTCGAAGAATTGCAAGACGGCCTGCTGGGATTCCGAGATTGCAAACGGCTGCCCCTCGGTGAGCGCCTTGTCCCGTTCCTCCGCAACCGCCTCACCGGCATTGAGATAGTTGTGCAGCGTCTGCTCCGAGATCTTCCCCTGTCGGCACGCGAGCTTCAGGGGCTGTCCCTCGGACACCGCACGCACTACGTTGTCCACGATCTCCGGGAAGATGAGGATCAGGAGGCGGGGCCCGGCCTTCGGGGGATAGTGGACGAGGATCCGTTGACCCTTCTTCTTCACGCCCGCAATGCTACTCCGGTCGCACGAGAGAGAAGAATTCGGCGCGCGCAGACGGGTTCGATCGGAAGGCCCCCCGGAGATCGCTCGTGGACATCGTCGCCCCTGGCTTTGCCACACCGCGGACGACCATGCACGAGTGGGAGGCTTCGATCATCACCGCGACTCCGACCGGGTCGAGGGCGTTTTCGATCGCATCGGCAATCTGCTTCGTCATGCGCTCCTGAATCTGGAAGCGGCGGGCGAACACGTCCACGACGCGCGCGAGCTTCGAGAGGCCGACGACGCGGGGACCCGGTAGATAGGCGACGTGCGCGCGTCCCGTGAACGGGAGGCAGTGATGCTCGCAGAGTGAGGCGAAGGGAACGTCTCGCAGGAGGATCATTTGATCGAAGCCGTCCGCGTCGAATCGGGTCGAGAGGATGGCGCGGGGGTCCTCGTGATAGCCGCGGGTCATTTCCCGCATCGCCTTCACGTACCGCCTCGGCGTCGCAAGGAGGTCGGCGTGTCGAAGATCCATCCCCAGCCGCGCGAGGAGGGATTCTGCCGAGGCGACCGTCTCTCTCTGGATCTCCTCCTCGCGCGCGAGGGTCGGCGGATCCTGACCGTTCCTCATGTCGTTGAGGATCTTGTCCGTGATCCTGTCCCGCAGATTCCTCTTTCGGGAACGCGTGAGGTTCTTGAATCGAAGTTCGAAGGCCGCCCCGGCGGCTTCCGGGAACGGGGGTTCCTGTTCATCGCTCATCGCACGCCCCAGCCCTTGTGCTGTTGCACGGACAGACGCCACGAGGGATCGAGGCCGACGATCTCGATAGCACGGGCGAGATTCTCGGGCGGGAGCGTCCCGTCGTCCGCGAACGCGGGGGAGACGAAGCGGAAGGTGGAGCGGATCCCGGTCGTCGGCATCGGCGAGTCTTTCGTGACGACGATCTTGACCTCCTCGGCCGTTCGTTGACGCACCTTCTCGTCCGGAAGCTTCGGGGAAACCGTGACCCAGTCGAGCCAGAGGAGATCATTCAGCGACATCGTCCCATTCGTCTCGATCGCGGTGAAGAAACCTCGCTGATGGAAGGCTACGAGGAGCGGGACGTCGAGCTGCAGCGCCGGTTCGCCGCCCGTGAAGATGATTCCGAGCTGCTTCGGTACGTACCGCGATCCCTTCGGAATCGAATCGAGGGCGGCACGGACGATGTCCCCCTCGGTCATGTCGCGGAACGTCTCGAACTCGGTGTCGCAGTTCCAGCCGCCCGGAGACACCGCGGAGGCTTTCGTGGCGCACTTCAGGTTGCATTTCGCGAAGCGGACGAAGACGTTCGCCGTGCCCGCCCGCGCCCCCTCGCCCTGAATCGAGAAGAAGATTTCGTTGACCTTGTAGCTTTTCATCGCCTTCTTTCGGGAAGTGGTCGGAGGTCGCGGTTGAGGAGGTCGAAACAATCCTGGGTGCATTTCCAGCCGTTCTCCGGATTCGTCGCCCCTTCCCGCAGGAGGATCGCGCGTCGGAGAAATTCGGGTTTCGGCATCCAGCCCTCAAGCCAGAGCTTCGACGCTTCTGGCCAGAGGATCGTGGCGAAGAGATAGGTATCGCAAGGCTCAAGCGCCGTCTGCCGCAGCGCCACGTCGCAGCCGTAATGCGGGAACGGACGGCCCGAACGCCGCTTCGTCTTCACGTCCACGCGGCCGAGATCGCGATCGAGGAGGTCGTAGCTCTTCGTGTGCTTCAGTTCGGCCCCGAGGTATTTCGCCGCGTACCAGTCACCGATGAACGAGGCGACGTTCTTGCCGATGTCCTTGTGTCGACTCTCGGCGGCCAGCTCGTGGGCTTTCATTTCGGCCCACGCGTAGATCTCGATCGTGACATCACTCGTGAGAAGCATCGTCGGTTTTCCTCCCTCCGATCGGTTCATCTTCGTCAAGTTTCATGTGAGCCGTCGCCTTCTCGGCGAGCGGGGAACGACTCGGGGGACGCAACGGACGCGCCCGCGCGACCATCGGACAGACGCAGGGGATGCGGTCGGAATTCATCATCCGCCCGCACCGCGGACAGTACGAGCGGAACGGGATCCGGAACGGGAGACGGGAGATCGTCACGGTCGATACTCGGCGCAGGTCTTCGGGGTCTCGCGCACACGAACGGCGACCAAGGCGTGGCCGAAAGAGGTCTTCAGCCAGGAGCCGACGATCAGCGTGTAAATGGCTTCCGCGAGATTTTCCGCCGTGGGCTCGAATTCAGGAATCCCGAACGCGAGGGGACCAACGGCGTTCAGGTCGCGATGATCGAGGTTCGCGTCGAGCCAGGTCTTGAACGTGTCGAGATCCCGGTAGTCGGCGACGAATCCCCGCGCGTCGAGGTTCTCGGCGGCGAGGACGAGCTCCACGATGTAGTTGTGTCCATGCACCCGCGCGCACGGATGCCCGTCCGGGACTTTCGTCAGCCGATGCGAGCAGCAGGCCGAGAATTCCTTGGTGATCGTGAACACGCCTCTCCCCCCTTCTTTCAATCGTATAGCCGCTTCGGACGCGGACGGTACGGAACATCGAGGACGCTGCACAGAAGTCGTCCCTCCTCCTCGCGCCCCTCCTCCCCCGACTGGATTCTCGGTAGGACGATCTCCCGGGCGTAGACGGAGCAGTCGGGGATGGACGAGACCCCGTGGGCCGCGAAGGCGAGCCATCGCCGCCAGCAGGGCTTGCACGATCCGCAGGCTCCGGACGGCTGCGGGTAGTAGCAGGAGAACGATTCGAGCGCGACCCGTTCGAGATCGTGTCCCTCGGCCTTCAGGGCGCCGAGAATTTCGTACTTCGTCAGATGCTTCAGCGGGAGTATCACGTCGACGGTCTTTCCCGTCGTCCACCACTGCGGGGTCCACAGGAACGTCAGGAGCTGCGACGCGAGGGCCGCGAATTCCACGCTCTTGTCGAGCACCCGATCCTCCTTCGTCGCTCCGATCGCGATCGTCCCCCCGTAACAGGACGCGAGGGCGGCAAAGACGAGGTTCCTCATCGGGAGGATCGTGTCGGGACGGGTGAGAGGGGCGAGCCCCTTGAGATCGAGGACGATCGCATGAGGGGGAAGGCGTGCGATCTCGGCGGCGGCGTACGGGGTCCCCACGTCGAAGTAGAGCAGATGGTCGGGCCGCCAGAGATAGCGGCACGCGACCGAATCCATCCCCCCGGAGAAGAGGAGAACGCGCTCTCGCGTCTCGACGCTCAACGCCTCGTCTCCCGAATCGTGAGAGGCGAAAGGGCTTCGAGAGCCGCGGCAACGACGAGATCGCGTCTCCCCCGCACGTCGCTCCCCTGAATCACGTGGAGGTCGCGGGCGATTCCCTTCGCGAGCCACGCGACTTCCTCGGCGTACAACGGTTCGACCTCGTTTCGGATCCGCGTCGTCGCCGGCCGATAGCCATCGTCCACGTATTGCATTCCGGCTCCGGACATGAAGAAGAGCAGGTCGTAGCTCGCGACCCACGCGCGCACGAGATTCTCGATTTCCCGCGACGGTGGCTCGCCCACGTTCTCACACGTCCAGCGGTAATAGATCCACCAGTCGAGGGCCGTGCGCTCCGTCACGATGTAGTCGGCATCGGGCCGGATCGTCTGCTCCGTTTCGGCCACCAGTTGGCGGAAGAGCACGTGCAGGCGAGCGGACGGTTTCGTGTCGAGTAGCTGCGGGGCGAAGGTGATCGCGCGCGCCATGTCCGTGCAGTAGCCGACGAGAGCCTTCCGGAATTTCAGTTCCGCAATGAGGCCGAAGGCCGCCGTCGTCTTTCCGGTGCAGGAATTCCCGATGAAGCCGATTTTGATCATGGTCTCCGTTTCCTCCTCGCGACCGTCATGCGCTGAACGTACTCGACGAAAGAACGAGCGGAGTACATCCACAGGGCCTGCCGCGTCCCGGCGTTGAAAATCTTCCTCGTCTTGGCCCCCCGCAGGATCCTCCCGATTTCGAGCTGCACGGCCAGCGGGGCCGTGAGAAGCATCGAGGGCGCGAGGCGTCGCGGCGGCATCCCGACGAAGAAGAGGTTGTGAGCGACGGCCTTCTGGATCACGGTCGAATCGACCGACGACCACGGAAACGCGGCCATCGACTGCATCCCCGTCACGGCGAAGCCGTGAACGTAGCGGCATCCCCTTTTCGCGAGGTATTCGTGTGTCCCCGAGAGCCATCGCAAGGCGTCCTTCGGACGCAGCCGCGCGACACCACCGATCGCCACGCGTCCCCCGGACGCATCGAGGGCGCGGTCGAGGTACTTCCTCTCGGAGCCGTAGTGGTAGACGGGGAGGACGATTTCCCCGAGGCCGCGCTTCTTGAGATAGGCGAAGTTCTTCTCCGAGGCGACCGGATCGCGCATCACGTCGAGCGAGGCGATCACGTCGAAGTGCTGCCGGTGCGCGTGGATGAAATCCGCGTACCCTCCTGGCTCGATCTTCTCGCCGGTGTGCAGGGCCGAGAAGGCGCCCGAGTCGAGGAACATCTTCCAGCCGAGGCGCCGAATCGTGAGGATGTTCGGATTCAGCGGCGTACCGGGCTTGCGATAGTTGAAGTACGAAGCGAGGGCCCCGACGTTGCGATAGCGCGCGAGACGACGGAAGTCCTCCGGAGGAAATCCGTTCACGAGACCGTCGAAACCGACGAGGTAGATGTTCACGACGGGGGGCGCAGGGAGGACGCCGCGCGCGCAACGAGGGCGGCGAATTTCTCGTGTGGTTCGAGACCCGGGCATTTTTCGAGAAGCAGGTTGTAGGCCGTGAACGTCTCCGGAGGGACCTTCAGGGAGATCAGAGCCCAGTCGCCGTTCGCGGCCGCGCCCGCGTCGTCCCCCGCCTTTTCGTATCCGGCGACGGCCCCGTGAACGTCCGCCACTCCCTTGAGGGAATCGAGAAGCTGCTGGAGGTCCGGGGATTCCGTCGAGATCCCTTCGAGGAGGACGCGGAGGGCTTCGTGGTCGGCCTCGGCCATCGCCCCGAGGGGGTCGAACGTGGCGAGGATCTTGTCGGCCTCCTCCTCTGTCACGTCGAGGACGAGGACGGGGACCTTCGCGTCCGGGGCCGTCTCGGCCCGCAGATGGCCGTCGATCAACATCAACCCCTTCTTCGTTCGACGCGCGAGGAGAGCCCCGGCGAAACCGATTTCGGAGAGGAGCCCCCGAAGGGCGTTCGCCTGGGCGTCCGTGTGTCGTCGCCAGTTCTTCGGATTCGGGAGCAGCTTCGAAGCGGGTACTCGCTCGAGGCCGATGATGCGATCGCGAATCTTCATATCGTTGCTCCTTCGATTTCAATGCGGACGCCGGGCGGGATGAGCGCGTGAACGTCTTCCCATTGCTTGCTCGCCTCGATGCGGCAAACCTGCTCGTCGTCGCGCCAGAACCGGCACACGGTCAGGGCGTCCATGACGGCCTTGGCGAGATTGTCCACGTCGGGTTTTTTCGTGCACCACGTAGGGGCATCCGCCCGAAGCCGTCCGCTCAGGAAGTGGGATTTCGGACGCGGCATCGAAAAGGCGAGGCGAAGAATGATCGGCCCCATGTCCGGAGACGGCGGGACGAGGGCACGCGCGGCCATCGCGATCGCCGATTTCCACGCTTCGGCCGTACCGGCGTCGAAGATGCGCGCCACGTATCGCCCGCCGATCTTCCGGGCGAAGGCTCGGGGGCGCGGCTGCCCCTTCGGCTCCCCCCGGACCGAGAAGACGATCATCACGGGGGATCACCGTCGCAGGAGCCGACGATGCGAACGCAGTCGAGCTCCGCAGAGTAGGGGCCGATCTCGATCCACTCTTGGCCGGGCATGCAACCGACGACGACGCGGGTTCCAAGAGGGAGTCTTTCAAGCTCCTCGATGAGGTCCTCGACCGTCACTATCACCCGTCCTTGAATCGGGGCCTGGTCTTGCCGTCGCCTCGTCAATTTGCCTCCTGCACTCGGAGCCGCTGAAACAGCTCGACGTGGAGGACGACGTTTCGGACGGGATCTCCGATCGCGCGGGTGTCAATCTGCGAGATCCGGACCTCGACACCGAGGCGCGCAAGCTGAAGGTTGAGATCGTTGATCGCCTTCACGTGGGCGAGCATCGCACGGGCGAGGGTTTTCGGATCCGTCTCGTCATTCGACACGGCGCGGCCCTCCTCCGATCTTCTTCTCCTCGATGGCCACGACGGCGGTCGTCAGACCGAACGCGCCCGCCGCGATTCCCGCGAGGGACGCAACGACAAGATACGTTGGGCCGACGTGACTGGTGCTACCGAGGACGAAGCCGCCGAGAGCGGCGGCAAAGAACATCCCGAAGAAGAATCCCGCAAAACGAAAACTGTTCATGACTGCTCCTCCGCTTCTCGCCATTCTGCGAGGCGATGAAAGCATTCTTTCAAAAACTTCTTGTCCTTCAACGCCTCATAGCGTCGGCCCTCTATCCAGCGAAGGCAATCGAGTTCGTGATGTCCGCGCGCGCGCCACTCGCGGACGATCTCCTCCTCCTCCTGGGTGAGATCGGAACGCCCGAGTTCGGGAACGAGAGCGTAACGCGCGAACAGGTCCCTCCGTTGAGAATCCGTTCCGCATCGGGGACACGAAATTCGTTCCCCTCCGCGACCGCGGACGCAGCGGAGATCGTTGCAGGTACCACAGATGATTCGCCGAAAATCCGCCCCGGAATGTTCGCGGGGATTCACGGCTTCTCCTCCAGCGCGGCGGCCTTCCAGCAGTCGCAGCCGTAGGCGTAAAAAACGTGCAAGCATTGTGAGTCGTGCGGCGCGTCCTCCAGCGCCTTCCGGTAGCGGTCGGCACGGGCCTTGTAGTACCGATTCTGCGAGACGGCACGCTCCTTCGCGTCGCGCTCAAATTCGACCTCGGCGCGCAACTCATCAGCGCACTTGTCGCAGAACGGGCCATAGTCTGCGTGCGCGCATTTCTGGATCGGGAAGTTACCCTCAAGAATCTTGCTCACGGCTTCTCCTCCAGCGCGGCGGCCTTCCAGCAGGTACATTTGCCGCCGGGGTCGTAGAGGTTCTTGAATCCGGCTTTGCAAAGCGCACCGTGCGGTGCGTCGAGAATCGCCTTGCGGTAGCGGTCGGCCCGGGCCTTCTCGTCGTCGCAGGCTTGCCCGTAGGCGATCCGCTCCATCTGCAACTCTGTCGTCAGCCGCTCGACCTCGGCGCGCAGGGCGGCCTCTGCCTCCCGTGCGCGGCGGACCTCGGCAATAAGTGGCGGCCAACAGATTACGTCCCCCAACGTCGCAAGCGCCTCTGCCATGCGCTCGAATTCAGCGAAACTTTCGTCGCTCATGCGCTCACTCATCGCGGGCCTCCAGCAGTTGCAGGGCACGGGCATGAAACTTCAGGTCGATACGGCGTTCGGGCACCGGCTCCATCGCGTGAATGTCTCGGTCGTGGCCGTACTTAAGGCCGCAGACCGGGCAGAGCGTCGCGCACCGTTCCTCGCGGCTCGGCGTGTCACTCATCGCGGGCCTCCACGGGGTCGGAGCCGAAGCGGCGCCGAAACAGATCGGCATAGGTTTCGGCGTCCACGGTCCCGAGCCGCCGATTGAATTCCTTCACGTCGGCGGGAAGAGGACGGCCGGGCACGATCCCCGACTCCCGATTCTTGTCTCGACGGCTCCACGTGACGAGTGCTGCTCGCCACGACTTCATCGGCGTCTTTCCGATCTTCCAGCCCTTCGCTTCGTAATGGGCGACGAAGGCCACCGGATCGATCTTGAATCCCTTCCGGGAAATCTCCTCTGCAACCTGCTCGACTGTCGGAGGCGCGAAGCGCCGACGAAGATCCTCGGAGATAGATACTCCCTTCCGTATAAGAGAGGGAGGAGACGGAGACGGAGACGGAGACGGAGACAGCGATCCTTTTGCGATCGCAGGAGGATCCTTCAAGGATCCCCAGCGGATCGCGTTTCCCTTCCGTCCCCGGGCCGTCCAGCTTTCGTGCCGTTCACGGGTCGACTGCCAGATCTCAGACTGTCGCGGGTTCCTTCGTAACCCGTTCCGAACGGGCCACTTCTCCTCAAGAGCGGGCCAGATGCGCCGCCACGCGTCCTTCGGAATCGCGAGGGCTTCCCGGATGCGTTCCGGATCTCTCGGAAGGGAAGCCTCGTGCGTCCACGCGAGGGCGAGCATCAGGAGATACACCCCCTTTTGCTCGAACGAGAGGAAGGCCGTCGAGGCGAAAAAATCCTTCGGGTAGAAGTCCATTCGATAGTCAACGTCTCGCGCGTTCGCCACGACGTTGCCTCCTCTGCATCTTTCGTTTGGCGTGACGAGGGGAGAGGACGCGGACCCCCCCGTCCGCGTCCTTCTGAAATGTCTCGGCGGCGATGCGATCGGCCTCTTTCACCTGCCGTGAAAATCCGGAGGTCCAGAGAGCTCCTGTCCAGAGCGCAGACGCGACAATCGCCGCGCCGCACGTCGCTGCCGCCAGAGCCCGAGGCCGTAGACGACAAGCTCCCACGTCAGGATCAAAGCCGAGAAGATGGTCGCCGCGGTCCCCACGGCGATCAAGTAGACCGTGATGTTGTGCCACGTAGGTCACCCCTTGATCCGCGCCTTGAGACGGGCCACGGCGCTCGGCCCGGGTGCTTCGTCGGAATCCGGCGAGAGGTCGTTCACGCGGGCGGCGAGGATCTCCTGCCACGTCGTGTCCCCGTCCCGCACCGACGTGTACCACGTCCGGAGATCCGCGATCTGCGAGGGAGAGGCCTGAGCGATCTCGCATCCGAGAAACTGTGCGAGATCGGACGGTCTCACGCCAAGCTCGGCGAACGCGTCCGCGACCGATTTCCTGGCCGCGTCGGGATCGGCGTTCACCTCGGCGCGAAGGGTCGCCTTGCAGAGCAATCGCGCTTCGTCGAGGATGTCGGCCGGGATGAGACGGAGTCCCTCGTTGCGGAGTACCTTCGAGCGGACGTTTGCCTCCTTCGTCGCCATTTCGTCCTCCGTCGCCTCCACGTCGAAGACCACGTCTCCGTAGGAGTTCACGCGCTGCCCGAGCGCCGTCTGTCCGCGGCGTAGCTGCTTCCGTTCTATCCGCTTCAGAATGGTCACGTCGCGTGCGTGCCAGGTGTTCGTTTCGAGATCCACGACGAGAATCCTCACCGTCTTTTTCGTGTCGTCGTCAAAGAGCCCGATCGATTCCGAGGCGACGTTTCCCCAAAGACGGAGGGCGGTCTCGGCGAAACGGATAGAGAGACCCTCGATCGTGTTCCCTCCGACCGGCTTCTTGTAGATGGCGGCCTTGGCGAAGGCCGTCCGCTTGCATTCCCGGAGGATTGACACGCGGGCGTCTTCGACGGAACGCGGACGCTGAAGGGCCTGCACTATCCGCCCCTGCATCATCGCCTTCACCTGGGCCGCGACGGCCACGGACTCGCGCCCATATTCGGCCACGTCCCCGAGCGGGCCGCGCGCGAGAGATCCCGTCTTCTCGTTCGTCGTGACCGTGTCGTGAGGGGATTCCGGGGTCGCCTTCACAATCGCCACGTCAACGAAACGCGGCGTTTCGCGCGGTGTCTCGGGGACCTCGTCCTCGTCGTCTCCCGGTTCTCGTGACGAACGCGGAGGGCGGGCGGCCCCGGATAGCTTCCCGATCTTCGGCGCGGGACCGAAGAGGGGGTCGGAGGGATCGTCCGGAGGGGGAGTGGCGGGCTTGCGGGTGTTCATTCGAGATCTCCTTTCGCTGGATAGATCCGGAGTTCCCGGAAGGGCTCCCCGGTCTTCGTGAATTCGAGGCGGTAACGATCGACCTTCTCGATGAGTGGTGCGGCGTGTTCTGTGGCGAGAGAGATTGCAATTTCGTTCTTGATCGCGGTCAGGAGGGCGTCGGTGTCCACGGTGCGCCGCCCGCTCCTCTCGCGGAAATAGACGGACAGGCCGGGGGCTTTCAAACCCGCCGCGTCTCCGATCCTCATCTTCAGTTCGTTGCGGGCCTGATTCCACGCCGCCTCCGCGGCCTTCTGCGCCGCGGTGGCGTCTTGAATCTTTGCGACCAGCTCGCGTTCCTCGGGTGTCGGTTCGCGCTCGGGATTCAATGCGCGAGGGAATTTTCGCTTGATGTACGCGTCAACGTGCATCCCGCGAAGAGGGGGTGGGGTTCCGGTTTCGACATAGTCGCGCCAGAATTTCTCGGCGGCGGCCTCGGCGATCTCCCCAAATTCCTGATCCCGTGCGACGCGAAAAATCGAGAGCATGCGGTCGAAGAGAGCCGCCACGTAGGCGACGGAGAGTCCCGTCAGGTGCATATAAAACTGCACCTGGGCCATTTCGTCGTCCGGGATCGCGTCGCTTCCCTCGTCCCCCCAAAGATTCCGGAGATAGGGTGATCGCGTCTTCGCCTCGAAGACTGCGAACGGCTCCTTGATTCCCTTCTGACAGGCGAGATCGTCCGGATGTCCGCCGAGAATCGTCCCCTTCCGGACGAGGACCGGTACCCGCTTGAGGACGAGCCCGGTCTTCATTTCAAAGCGGTCGCGGATGAACGGCTCGAGGAATCTCCCCGCCGCCATTTCGTCGGACTCGTCCTCTGGCTTGCGGGGAGTGACGAGGCCCGATTTCTCGGCCCACACGTCGAAGGGCGTGCGGTATTTCGACACGCCCAGGAGCGGGGCGATGTCCGAGCCTCCGATGAAGCGCTTGCGGTCGGCGTGGAAATCCCGGCCCCGATCCGGGAGCCAGACGGTCAGGGTACCGTCGCGACCTGCTCCATCGCCGCCGTGATCGCGTCCTCCGGGCGCGGGGGATTCCGTTCGAGATACTCGTCCACGGCGCGGCGCACGATTTCCGCGGGGAACACTCGCAGTTTGATTCCCCGGAGTCGGTTGATCGTCGTTTCGTATACGGCCCGCGTCTTGAGCCCCCTGATCCGCTCGTCGCCGAGGCGGACCTCCATCAGCCGTGGTCCCGTGCGATCGGGTATCCGCCCGGGGCGTTTCCGATGAGTCTTCTTCTTCATGATGTCCCTCCTTCTTCATTGTTCCTTCCCCCTTCTTCGTCTTATCCCGTGGAAGAGATTTCGTCAACGGTTGTTCTTTCACACGGCCCCGCATCGGGTCATGTACTCCACTACTCCGAGCGGGGGATCCGGAGAGACGTCGGCCGCGAGGAGGCTCAGGCAAATCATGAGACGATCGGCCTTCGTCCATCCGTTTCCGACGGCTGCCATCGCGAGTCCGGTTTCGAGCAACAGTACACGCGCTTCGGTTGCCGGATACTTCGCCAGTAGTTCTCGGATTATCGAATCCTCTACCTCATCGTCCCGGGTTTCCTTCTTGACGGGGGACACTTTCGGGCGGGATCTGTTCCTTGATTTTTGCTTCACGACTCACCGTCCCGTCGTCGCGAAGGATTCGAGGAGCTTCTTTTCCCCGAGAGTGATCGCCACGGCCAGGATCGCGTTCTCTCTTTCGCGGAGCTTCGAGTGCAGCTCCTGCAGCCGCTCGTTGGCGCCACGAAGCGCGGCGTCGCGTTCCCCCCGATCCCTCTCGTCCCGCTTGACGAGGAATTCAGCATCCTCGGCGCGTCGCCTCAGTTCGACGTTCTCCTTCCGGATCTTCTCGGCGTCGAGCCCATAGTTTCGAATCGTCGCTTCGAGGATCGCGAGACGATTCCTCGCTGCGAGGAGATCCTCGCGGTCGATCCGAATCCGTTCCGCCTCCTCGCGATCGATCACCCGATCCCCTTTCCGGATTCGTGGCCGAAACACCTTGACCTTATTTCGCATCGTCGTCTCCTTCTGGAATTCCCCTTGAGATTTCGTCGCGATGGGGAATCCGGGGAGAGGATAGATCCCCCCCGGGGAACTATCAAGGGGGGACGGAATTCCGCCGAGTGCCCGTCAGAGTAGGGGATTTGGAGGGTTTGACAATGGGAGAGGGGGTCTTCTATATTCTTCCCATAGAGAACGACATCCCCCCAGTCCCCCCCGCAGCGGCCCGACGAGCCAAAGAAACGTCCAAAGACATTTCACCGGCGCGGCCGCCAGCCTCCGCGATGGGCAGCGAGACGCGCCGAGACAATCCCGTAACAACACCCCCTCCTCCTCGCGGGGAGGGATCCCCCCACGTCCCCATCCTGAAGGAGAGCAAGATGTCTATCCCCCTCGACCATCTGGACCGACGCGACAAGATCGCCTCATTCCTCCTCGCGACGCATCTGCAGCGCATCCTCCCGGACCGTCTCCTCGGGAAGAACGTCGAGACGGTCCTTCTCATCGGCGACAACGTGCGCGATGTTCCGGGGCTTCAGGTTCTTTTCGCCGATGGCTCGTGCTTCGACATCGAGATCACCCGCCGCGCGCACGGACAGGAATGCCCGAACTGCACCGACGCTCCCCACGTCGGGCCGTGCGACGAGAACGCGTTTCCCGTCTACCCGACACTCCCATGATCCCCCCGGAACGCTACATTCGCCTGCTCGACATCCCGACATTCCTGCGCCGCCAGCCGGACCTCGCGGTCGAGCCGTGGTGGTCCATTTACACGGCGTTCGTCGCACGCGTCGCGACGGGCGCGATCTTCTGGAGGTAAACGATGAAGATCGATCTTCGCGGCTACTGGGATCTCGCCAAGATGGACGCCGCATATGACGCGGCGGGCTTCATGGGCGACGGCTATCCCGGATCCCCCACGTCCCGCCCCCGTTCGGCGGTCTTCTATTTCCTCCTCTCCCTCTACCGCGTCCTCCGCTGCTCCCTCTCCGGCCACGACCTCTCCTCGGAGACGGACGCATGGGATGAGGAGAGCGGAGGCGAAACGATCTTCTGCTCGCGCTGCGGGGGGTCCGAACAAGTCTTCCACGGCTGAGAGGAGGCACCCCCATGCGTCAACGCGACTGGCTCGATGATTTCGAGGTGGGCCTCCGGGCCGCCTCTCGTCTGTCACCCGCACAGGAAGCGGCGATCGCCGCCGAATGGGCGAAGAACGTCAACGCCTCGAACAAGAAGAAGGAGAATCCCATGTCCGCTACCCATCCCGCCCAGCACACGCCCGCCACGTCTCCCGTCCACGGCTCCGAGAAGAAGACGAAGAAGACGAAGGCCGAACGCCAGGCCGCGATGAAGAACGACAACGGCCTCGCCGCGCGCATGGCCGCGTCGCTCGAAAAGAAGGCCGCGAAGACGCCCGTCCTCCCGAAGACGGACGCAGGGAAGAAGGCCGACGTGGCCGTGAAGAAGGCCGAGGACGCGATCGCTCGCGTGGCCCTCTCGAAGCAGCCGAAGATCGCAGCCGTCGCAGCCGAGGAAGCCATCGAGAAGGCCGCGAAGGCGGTCGACGCCGCGATCGCCGCCTCCGTCACCACGAAGGACGCCCCCCGTCCGACGCCGAAGACGGGACAGATTTGGAGTGCGGCCTCGAAGAACGGACGCCGCTTCATCCGCATCGAGGACGCGAAGGCGACGGGCGAAGACGCGCACGTGACCTGGGTCGAGGTCACGGACGCGACGGGGCTGCACGTCGCGAAGAAGTCGAAGTCGTCCCCGTTCAAGGGGGAGATCGCGAAGACGAAGCTCGACACGGGCGAAATGCCGACGAGCTACCGCTTCGAGGGACGCGCCGAAGGAAAGACGGAGAAGGCCCCCCGCGCGGCGTCGGCCCCGAAGGCTCCCCGCGAGAAGATCGAAAAGGTCGCGAAGCCGAAGAACGCCGAGACGCCGAAGGAGGAGCAGATCGTGTCGTTCATCGGGCGGTTCAAGAGGGACAATCCGAAGGGTCTCTGCTCGCAGGCGCGGCGGGCGTTCAATTCCCACGGCTACATGATCGACGGGAAGCCGGTCTTTGCGGGCCCCGGTCGGTTCCGGGGAATCTGGAACGAGACGAAGGCCGCGAAATGAAGATCGTCGTCGTCCCCGCGATCGTCCCGCGCTGTGAGGGAGTGATCGATCTCGAAACGCCGTCCGGGAGCGAACGCGTGCGAGGCTTCCAGCCCCCGTGGCGCACGGTCTGGCTCTACCACTGTCCCGTCTGTACCCGCGAGATCCGCGTCCGCGCGAACAGCTTTCGGGGTCCCCATCCGGTCCCGTCGCGTGGCGCAATCCGTTGTGGCCGCGTCCTCTGAAGACGTGTTCTCCCCCTCGTCCGTCAACGTCCCCGGAGGGAAGCGGATCCCTCCGGGGCTTTTCCCCATCATGGAAGGAGACCCCATGACTTCTCAGAATCCCGCCTCTGCCCGCGCGAAAATGGAAGAAATCGTCGCCCGTTCCGCGAAGAACGTCGAGACGGTCCTTCACAAGATCGAGTCCGAGCACCCGCACGACGCCCTCGTGCCCTTCCGGGCGATGCGTTTCAGCGACACGTCGTCCGGGATTGCGCTCGCGTTCGCTGGGGCGACGACACCGGGGAACGACGAGCAGGTGCCGATCGCGCTCCACGATCACGCCCTCGGCCAGATCGCCGCGCGCTCCGAGGTCCCGATGCGCTTCGTCCGCGATCTCAACGTCTTCGACTGGGGACGCGCTCTCCTGGCTCACAACCTCAACGAGCTTTCGCGTCATATGGAAGGACGTTCCCTCGTCCGGATGGCGGGAGGGGAGATCCGGGGGATCCTCTCGTCCTCGTTCCGTCGTCTCGATTCCCGTCCCCTCGCCGAGAGGATCGTCCGCGAGGCGAACGCGGTTGGAGGGATCCCGATCGAGGCGCGATACACGGACGTGCGGACCTCTATCCGCGTGATCCGTCCCGTCGTCCTCGAAACGATTCGGGGGCGGTTCGGCGTGTTCGGCCTCGACTGGCGGAACAGCGACTACGGGTCGGGCGCGAACGAGCTGAGCTTCTTCTGGCTCGAGCTGATGTGTGTCAACGGAGCCACGATGGAGCGCGTCCGCCGCGAGATCCACCTCGGACGCGTCATGGACGAGGACGCGTTCTCCGAGCGCACGTATCGGCTCGACACGGCAGCGACGGTGTCCGCGATGGGCGACGCCGTCAAGGCCGCCCTCCTCCCGGAGGCGTCCGAGAGAGCGGTGGCGCGCATCAAGAAGGCCGCCGAGACGGAGATCGATCCGGACGTGGCCGTGAAGACGCTCGCCAAGAGCGTGTCGAAGGGCGAGGCCGAGTCGATCGTGAAGCTCTACCGCTCGGCGGATATCGAAATGATGCCGCCCGGTAACACCACGTGGCGCTGGTCGAACGCGATCAGCCGCTTCGCCTCGATCGTGGCCGAGGACGGAGACGCGAACCGCGCGATCGAACTCAACGCGATCGCCGGATCCGTCCTCCCCGCCGC